CGCGGCTCGTCGCTAGACGAACCCAACGACTATCCTGGATTCACAGAGATTTTCGAGAATTTCGAAACCCATGTCGGCCAAATTGTAGCATGGGCGAAACAAGTCGGTAGCGAAATCCGTCCGGCAATCGGAGAAATCGTCTATACTGACGCATTTCCACTTACCATGGGCAAGCCGCTTTCCGACATCATCACTTTATTGAATCCAATCGGTAAACTGCCGGTGAATTCGTTCAATTATAACTGGACGCAGCCATGGCCGAATGAGCGTGAAGGGTATGTGGAAGGACTTTTCGCCGGACCCGGTTTGTCACCCGAAGGCACTTACGTTGCGACATTAGAAACATCGGCGCGTTTCGAAATCAACGCCGCATGGGATGGCGTCGAGGCCGCTTTCAAGGATGGCCATGCAGTAATGAAGGATATTTACGAACAGCTAGTAAAGCCGCCATATCGTGCTACATCGGACGAATGGGAATGATTGGAATGTATCAAGCGGCGCAGTTGGTCGGGTTAGCTGCCGCAACCGTAGCTCCAACTCAATCGGTAGCCACCAATCAAGTGCGTTTGGGTTCGCAAACGTCGGGTTATATCAACAATTCCAATTGCTCGATCAGTCAGAGTTCGGCGACCATTGCCGCATTGCGTCAGCAATTTGCGAGCTTGCATTTGCTCCAAGACGGCTGGCTTGGCGCGAATTCGATCGCTCCCAACCGGGAAACGATTGCCCACGCGGCCTATCTTCTCGATCGAGTTCTTCGACCGAATGTGCATGTCCCCGCCCCTCTTGTCGCCCCCGTCGCCGACGGCGGCATTCAGGCCGAATGGCATGTCACAGGGCATCGTTTCGAGGCCTATTTCGAGCCTGACGGGACTATCGCCGCGTGGTCCGGAAATAGCGAGACCGGGGTGGAATTCGAGGAAGAGGGCACAGATGCGGTTCAATTGTTGATCGATTGGGTCACCTCCCGAGAGTATGAAGCACTGGCTTGACGAGTGACCGCGTCGATCATCGATCCACTCGATGGAAGCTTGCGAGCTTTACGCGAAATACAGGCTCCGCAACATTTGGCGGCGGCGGACGATCGTAAGAGCGGCTTTAGAATTTCGTCCGCCGCATTTCGTCCTGGTACCGATGGCACGGTGTCAGTTGACCTTGAAGAATCGCTGACACGTGCCGGATTGCCCGTCAACGCGCGCTATCCTTCAATGCCGAGAACCGTGGGTCTGGCGGCAATAACTATCGATGCCATTCGCACGCTTGGTCCCGATGTCGCGCACGACCCCATCCCCAATAACGCTCATCACGGAGTGATCCGAGAAGGCAATGTTGCGATTAGCAAAAATGGCTGGCGACGGGTTGCGCGCGCAATCGCAGACCAATGTGATCTGATTGTGCCAATCGCCTCGGCCACCTGATCCGGCGATCGATCTCAGTTCCGACGATCCTTTCTGCACGATGAACCGATCAGCCGATCGGTCGTTGACGATGCGCGAGGAGATTGATGGCACAGGAGAATCCCGAGGACGAACTGGCGGCGCGGCAGGACCCGCGGCTGTATCCGGTCGGGCGGGCTTTGCGGTCGACCTATGACGCCGACAACCATGACACGCTGGACCCGATCGTCACCGGGCTGATGCTGGATCTGGCCCGGATCGAACGTGGCGAGAAACGCGCCGAAGCAGCTCCTCAACCGCCGCGCGAGCGCGATCAAGGGTTGCTGGCGAAGCTGATCAGCATCCTGTCGCTCAACAAACGGCCGCATTAACCGGATAGGTAAAAAGCGCTTGACAGCGCGACGCTGTTTCGGTACATAACAGGAACGCTGAAGAATTGCGAATCGGGCCGGGGCATCAGGCGATGCCGCCGGCCCTTTTTCGTGCGCTTCGCACGTGACGATGCCGGGGGGCGATATGACGATGGGCGAGGAGGTGGCCGAAAAGGCCAAGCGGCGCGGGGGACGCCGGGAGGGGTGGAAGGTCCGCTGGACCAAGGCGATGAAGCAGGCGTTCCTCGATCACCTGGCCGCGACGTGCAACGTCAAGGAAGCGTCGGCGGCGGTCGATGTCGATCCGGGATCCGCCTATGGCTTGCGCCGCCGCGACGCGAGTTTTGCGCGCGACTGGGCCGAGGCGGTGGCGCAGGGCTATACGATGCTGGAGACGCTGCTGATCGGCCATGCGCTGGCGGGCGGCGGCGGCACGATCGAGACGGGATGCGAGGCGCTGGGGCCGCTGGACCGCGATCTGGCGCTGAAGCTGCTCGCCTTTCACCGGCAGGGATCGCCGCGATCGACGCAGCGGCGCGGGCCGAAAACGGTGGCGACGCGCGAGGAGACCAACGCCGCCATCCTGACGCGGCTGCGCGCACTGACCGCGGCGCAGGCGCGCGAGGACGCGGCGGCGAAGGAAACGGCCGATGGCGAGGCGTCGCGGTGACGCGCGGCGGCGATGACGATGACGTCGATCCGATCCCGCTGCTGTTGCGATTGAACGAGGAACGGCGGGTGAGCGCGCTGGCGGCGCTGACCCCGCCGCAGCGGCGCGAACTGGCCGAACGCTGGGCGCGGGGCTGGGCGCAGGCGGGGCAGCTGCCGACCCATGACGACTGGCGGGTGTGGCTGCTGATGGGGGGGCGCGGGTTCGGCCAGACGCGCGCGGGCGCGGAATGGGTGAGCGAGGTCGCACGGCGCAACGGCGCCGCGCGGATCGCACTGGTCGGCGCGACGATCGACGAGGTGCGCCGCGTGATGATCGAGGGGGCGAGCGGGCTGTTGCGGGTGGCGCGCGCGCATGAAACGCCCCGCTGGCGACAGGGGGCGGGCGAGGTGGAATTCGCCTCTGGCGCGGTCGCCTATTGCTATTCGGCGATGACGCCCGAGGTCTTACGCGGGCCTGAGCATCACGCCGCCTGGTGCGACGAGATCGCCAAATGGCCACGCGGGATCGCGGCGTGGGACAATCTGATGATGGGGATGCGGCTGGGCGAGAAACCGCAGGTGGTGGTGACGACGACCCCGCGCTCCACCCCGCTGGTCCATCAGGTGGTGGCGATGAGCGGGCTGACGCGGACCGGCGGGGCGAGCCGGGCCAACGCCTATCTGCCCAACGCCTTTCTGGAAGGGATGGCGAGCGATTATGCGGGGACGCGGCTGGAACGGCAGGAGCTGGACGGCGAGCTGATCGAAGAGCTCGAGGGCGCGCTGTGGACCCCTGCGCTGATCGAGCGGGGGCGGGTTTCGGAGGCCCCGCCGCTGGTGCGCGTCGTGGTGGGGGTCGACCCCCCGGCGGGGAGCGCGAGCGGGCGCAAGGGCGACGAATGCGGGATCGTCGCGGTCGGGCTGGACCGGCGACAGGCGGGCTATGTCGTCGAGGATGCGAGCGTCGCAGCGACATCGCCCGAGGCTTGGGCGGCGGCGGTCGCGGCCTGCGCCGCGCGGGTCGGCGCGCACCGCGTCGTCGCGGAGGCGAACCAGGGCGGCCAGATGGTCGAAAGCGTGCTGCGCGCGGCGGACATGGGCATGCCGGTGACGCTGGTCAACGCGACACAGGGCAAGGTGGTGCGCGCCGAACCGGTCGCCCTGCTGTATGAAGCGGGACGCGTCCATCATGTCGGGCGGCTCGACGCGCTGGAGGACCAGCTGTGCGGGATGGCGATGGGCGGCGGCTATGAAGGCCCCGGCCGATCCCCCGACCGCGCCGACGCGCTGGTGTGGGCGCTGACCGAACTGATGCTGGGCAAGAAGCGCCGCGCCGGGGTGCGGGCGCTCGATTAGCAACGACGGGAGATGAGCCATGAAATTGTTCGGTCGGTTGGCCGGGCGCGAGGGGTCGCGTCCGGCGTTGTCGCGTGGGGGTGGCGGAGTGGCGCTGGGCGAGTGGCCGCGCAGTTACGAGGCGCAGGTGCGCGACGCCTTTGCCAGGAACGCGGTGGCGCAGCGGGCGGTGACGCTGGTCGCGCAAAGCGTGGCGGCGGCGCCGGTCACGGCGTCGGACCCCGCGCTGCTGTCGCTGATCGCGGCGCGGTCGGGCGGGCAGGCGTTGCTGGAGACGCTGAGCGCGCAATTGCTGCTGCACGGCAACGCCTATCTCCAGGTGCTGCGCGATGCCGGGGGCGGCGCGGCGGAGCTGTTCGCGCTGCGGCCCGAGCGGGTGGCGGTGGAGTGCGACGCGCACGGCTGGCCCGCCGCCTATCGCTATACGGTGGGGGCGAGCGTCACGCGGCTGAACGCCGATCCGGTGCGGCCGCAGATCATCCATATCAAGACGTTCAACCCGATCGACGATCATTACGGGATGGGCGCGCTGGGCGCGGCGTCGGGCGCGGTCGCGATCCACAATGCGGCGGCGACATGGAACAAGGCGCTGCTGGACAATGCGGCGCGGCCGTCGGGGGCGCTGGTCTATGATCCGGGCGATGGCGGGAACCTGACCAACGAGCAGTTCCAGCGGCTGAAGGCGGAGATGGAGGCGGGGTTTCAGGGCGCGGGCAATGCCGGGCGACCGATGCTGCTGGAAGGCGGGCTGAAATGGCAGGCGCTGTCGCTGTCCCCCGCCGAGATGGATTTCGTGGGGCTGAAGGCGGCGGCGGCGCGCGAGATCGCGCTAGCGTTCGGGGTGCCGCCGATGCTGCTCGGCCTGCCGGGGGATGCGACCTATGCCAATTACCGGGAGGCGAGCCGGGCGCTGTGGCGGCTGACGGTGCTGCCGCTGGCGGACACGATCCTGACGGTGATCGCGAAGGGTATGAGCGGCTGGTTCGAGGGCGCGGCGCTGTCGGTCGACGTCAACCGCGTCACGGCGCTGGCCGAGGATCGCGAGCGGATGTGGCGAATGATCGGCGGCGCGTCGTTCCTGAGCGATGCCGAGAAGCGCGACGCGCTGGGGGTGGGACGATGAGCGAGGTGCTGGCGCAGCTGATGGCGCAGGGGGCGGAGCGCGGCACCGACATGGTGACGCTGCGCGCGATCGCGGAGGAAGCGGGGACGCTGGGGGCGACGCGGGCGCTGCAACAGCTGGGGCTGGCCGACGAGCGGGCGCGCGAGGATGTCGCGGAGCTGCGCGAGCTGCTGGCGGCGTGGCGCGATGCGAAACGGTCGGTGTGGAAGGCGGCGCTGGGGTGGCTGGCGCGGATCGCGGGGGCGCTGCTGCTGACGGGTATCGCGGTGAAGCTGGGGTTTGGGGATTGGATCAAGTGAGCGTGCGGTTCGCGGGCTATGCGGCGGTGTTCGACCATGTCGACCGCGCGGGCGACGTCATCAGGGCGGGGGCGTTTGCGGGAGCCGGGCCGGTGCCGCTGCTGGTGCAGCATCGCGGGGGAGCGGTGGGCGCGATCGAGGCGATCGGCGAGGATGCGCGGGGGCTGCGCGTTACGGGACGCATCGACGATCCACAGGTGGCGGGGCTGGTGCGGCAAGGCGCGCTGGCCGGGCTGTCGGTGGGGTATCGCCCGGTCGCGGTGCGGCAGGGCGCGCGGAGGGAGCTGACGCGGGTGGCGCTGGTCGAGGTGAGCCTGGTGGCGGTGCCGATGCAGGCATTGGCGCGGGTGGATGAGGTGGGGTGATGCGGCGGGCGACGATACCCGTCCGTCGGGCCTGACGGCCTGCCACCTCCCCTTGCTGGGGAGGAATGGCGCGGCGCTGGCGCAGGTGGGCGTTCGTGGCTCTGGATGCCGGGACGAGCCCGGCATGATGGATATTCGAGGG